CTTGATGAATTCGACTGTCCAGTGTCGTAACCGTAGTTTCCAAGGACGTTTGGAATCCAGTAATCGAACGCAAAAGTCACATCAAAGGTTTCAATCGTGTTATTTCGTCCCCAATCCAAAGGAATCGGATCGACGACTAGAGGGAACATACCATAGAAGTAATACGAACGAATAACGCCGCCCGTGCCGTCTAGGTCGTTCTTCGCATATTGACGAACTTCAACTTGGTCAGCCTTATAAGACTGAGGAGAAGAGTCAATAGTGTCCATGATATTCGAAGCAAACGTATTCATAATATTTGACCAAGACTCAAAGATATTGCGCAGAGCAAAGTCTTCGTCGTTCATGACAGTTACGTTCCAGTTCGGGAAGGTTCTGTCACCAGCTAGCTTAATCTTGCGTCCGAAGTAAGGGACATCAACAGAGTCTAGGACTACAGGAGGCAACGATGCTGATTGAATCAGGATCGGAAGCTGCGAAATGTTTCCTGAGACGCCTGCCGGAACGATAGGAATACGTACGTCGAACAAGGTAGGACGTGCGCCACCCAAAGTTAGGCCAGTGTGTTTGAATGTACCAATATCGAACGGCAAGAGAGTTCTCCTTATTTAAATGTTCTGTCTATTTATAAATTCTTCTAACCACATTAGGTTTGCTTTACAATTTGAGTAACCTTGAGTGATTCTTCTCACATTGCTTTCAGTCGCATTCGAGTTAACTAGAGAGAAGTGTAGCGCCCAAGGAGCATTCACGCAGTTTGGCGATTCAATGAAGTGAAAATTCTCAGTACCTGACATTGCATTCCAGTTGCGAGAGAAGGTACCTCCACACTTAGCGCTCCAACACGTAGTATGCATTTGCTTGCGTAGCGCTGCGTTAGGAACGTATCCGTCAAGTGCCACTAGCTCTGTATGGACGCCGTTCATATCCGCGACGCTCATCGCTGCTAACTCATTTGCGAGCGCGCATCCAGACGAGTGACCAACTATGATCGTATATCCAGACCAATCGAGAATATTGTTAGCAAGACTTAAGAGCTTAAGCTTTCCGAACCCTCGAATGCCGGCATTGCCGTCAGCTCCTACACCTTTAGGGAAGGCAAACCCTTGAAAAGTTACGGAAGGTTCTTGTGCTTTGGCTGAGGATAGCCAAGCGGAGATGTCTGTTTGGGTGCTCAGATAGCCCCCGAAAAAAATAACTTGAATCATCCAAAAATACCGCTTGACGAATTACGGAAAGTATACTAATATGTATTTATAAGATGAGATGGAGAATGAAAGACGCTAATTAAATACTAACTACTCGGCGCAAAAAACTGGAACGGTCAGTCTCGCGAAATGAAGAAATATCGGGGTTGCCCCGACGAATCTAAAGCCATCTGGTGCGTAGAGGGGAGGCCGCTGCTAGGTCGTTATCACCCCATTGCAGAGTAGGAGAGCAGAAAGTTACTTGCGCCTGGTGACTCGGCCATAAAAGTGCGGAATCTCGCCGACGTCACAGTGACGACAACGCTCTACGATGACTCGTGCACCGAACTTTCAATTCGGTATTAAGAGGCTGGTTTGATTCCAGCGAGCGGGTTGATTCATCAGGCGTAAGTAACTGATCATATGCCTCAGTATGGTTACCAAGGCCTGGAGTCTGATCAGCTCCCCTCAACGCTGATCACGTTGTTGAGAAAGGTAGTGGCGGGTTCGATTCCCGACGGAGGCGCCTTATACTGTATAGACTGCTGCTCCTGTAGCGTCTTTCTTAGCAGCGTTCGTTACATTACCACGATGAGCACGTGGGCCTCTGTAGATTGTGCGGGTCTTGAAAAGCGACTTTGCCACTGCATGAAGGCCGGCATCTCCCGCTGATGCGTATTTGCCGCCCTTCATATTGATGTGAGTAAGAACTCGATTGCCCTTTACTGTCTTTCCCTTGTAATCAGGATTCGTAGAATCCTCTTCTAGCGCTTCCTGACCTTCAAGAGCGTCGATGACATCAAGATCATCAATTACAGCCTTGGTTAGAGCTACTGCTTCGTCTAGATCAACTTGATTGACGAATTCAACTAGCTTCTTAGCTTCAAGATATTCGCGAGAAGCCTTTAGCGTGTCCCGATTCATTCTCTACTCCTTAGAAAGTGCCAACAACTTCGTTGAAGGCGACGCCGGTGCTGACCGCGATGAATCGTAGCAACATGAATTCAATCGTTCGAGCAGGCTTGATGTAGATATCGCCGATGAACTGGTTATTATCGATAATATCTGGGGTGTTGTTCGTTGCATCGCAAACTACTAGGTAGTCGTAGATACCACGACGGCCCTTAATGGTCTGCAAGTAAGGAACAACCATTGCCTTGAACTGTGCACGAGTGAAGTCATCGTTGAATTCGAACAATAACTGACGAGCAGCTGTTGAAATTGCCTTCTCAAGTGTGATGAACAGACGTCGGACGTTGACACGGCTGAACGCTGAAGTAGTGTTCAGCAGGGTCTTGTTACCGAATAGAACTGTTCCCTCGCCCTTGAAGGTAACGACTGGATTGACACCGCCGACGTATAGATTATCTCTATCAGTCTGCTTTGGATTGAATGCCAGACGGATGCTGTTCTTAATCTGACCTCGGTTTAGACCGGCATATGACCACCAAGGATCATTCGTCAAGTCTGTACGAGCAGCCAAACCAGCGCAGTCGCCGTTTAGCGGAATCCAACGGTACAAGTCATTGTAACGATCGTATTGATACTTGTAGCCTGAGTCCATGGTGCCGTATGAAGAAGGCGGCATCAAGTTCTCTGCGTTGATCATGTCATCGACCTGGAAGCCGTAGTTACCAACAACAATTTCCTTAGCAGGTGATACCAAGCAGATGCAGTCCTTGCGGATTTCGCAGATGTTCTGAATGATGTAGTTGCCTAGGTCGGTGTTTGCACCGATTACGCTACCACGAGCCTTACCTTGCATGATAAGTGATACGTTATGATCTTCAGCTGACTTGAAAGTGTCGTAAGCGTTGAACAACGATCCCATATCAATTTCAGATTCGTCGTGTCCATCATTGCCGCCATACATCGTCTCATCATAAGGATCTAGAGCCTCAGAAGAGATCAAGAATGGACCAGTGTTTGAAGGAGCAAGCGTTCGATCAGCAGCCCACCAGATATACTGTGAGTCCTGATTGATGACGTTTGCGTAGTAGTTGGTTCCGCCATCTGGTGCCTTAGAATCGGTAGCACGAGATAGGTTGACGTAGATTTCAAGAGGCGATCCTGAAACGCCGGTGAACTTTCCGCCGTCGTCAACAACTACGACGTGCAATTCGTCATTAGCTGATGTGTTGCCGAAAGCAGTCATCCATGGGCTTTGACCAGGAGCAATCTGCCCAACGTCGTTGTGGAACTCCCAGAAGCGTTCAATGGTATTCGATACATCATTGATACCTAGACGGTATGGAAGAGCAACATTCAAGTTGAACGAGAAGACGTTGCTTGTGTTGATGACGTTGCTGATTGCAGTGACCTTAAGAATCTGGAAGCCGATAGAGACGTTACCAACCTCGATCAAGTCACCGTTTGACATCTCGGCCTGGGCGACACCAGCAACTACGTTAGCTGCAGTGACGTTAGGAACAGATGCAGTGCTTGTTGGAGTAATTGTAACAGTAACAACATTCGATCCGACGTTTGCAACGATAAAGGTTGCAGATGCGTTAATCTGGTTGTTTGGAACTAGATTGACATTTGACTCGAACTGATCTGCGCTGTCGCAAACTGCTACTCGTAGTGAATTGCCGTATGAACCAGGGAAACGAGCAATGTAGTTAACAGATGCGTCGAAGTTCAATGCTGCATTTGCATAGACGTCGTTGTTTGCAACGATGTGAGCATACCAGTTGATACCCTCTTCAGTTACTTCTTGTGCAACAGCTGAATAGACGCCGAAATCACGGAAGATGACGTCAAGCGACGTCGCATTAATCTGAGCCGTCTCTGAAAGATGAACAGATGAAGAGTTAATAATTGAAGAGATTGTGGTGTTTGGATCTAGGAACACGCTATTGTTGTTGATAAAGAACAACTGCATGTTTGGATTCAATCCAGTCGTGTTGCCAACATACAGAATGTTTGAATTCTGAGTTGCTGCATTCGTGGTTGCATTTGCAGTGAATGACTTCTCAATAGTGTTGCCAGTGACAACGCCAGCACGAGTGATTAGAAGGTTGCTTGCGTATGCTAGGAAGTTAGCAGCAGTGAACCAAGTCTCTGCATTCAAGTTCGACGGCTTGCCGAAACGAGTGATAAGAGCAGGATTCTCAGAATCAACTGTAACTGGGGTGTAAAGAGGTCCCCAACTAAATACGCCGGCTAGAGCGCCGATTGTTTGGGTGGCCTGAGAAATAACCGTAGTAAGGTCGATTTCCTGGATTGCAACTCCCGGCGATACTGGAAAACCCATTTTTTATATCCTTCTATTTTCTTATTGATTATATTTATCTTTCACATGGTTTCACCTAAATACTAGATCTAAATCATCGATTTATATAATAAAATGAAGAGCCGCAAAGGTCGCAACAACCCGATGTTCGGGAAACAACATTCTCAACTAACTCGCCTAAGGCAGAGTCTTGTTCGCAAAGGCAAATTCGCAAAAGAACGCAATCCGAACTATAAAAATCGCTATCCTCTTGAGTCTCGAATGAACATCTCATGGTCGAGACATGGCACGGTTGGAGTGAATAAGGATGGTATCAGAAAATATGTGAAGAAAGAGGTTCTTCACTACTACATACAGCGTGGTTGGCAGCGTGGATTTAGAATCCATGCCTAAAGGGAGGGATGTCCTCGTCTTCATAATACTTGTAGGGATCCTGACCTGCTTGTACGTTATGCCACATCTTAAAAACTGGCTCTTCAGTTGGCGGAATAAAGAGCTCTTCTCCAGACGTCGTAAAGCCCGACAGTCCCACAAAG